TGCCTGATCAGAGCTGCTGTGACGCTTCGACCAGGGGGGGATGTCTCGCCAGCAGAGCGCTACGGGTCGATGTATAGGCATATATCGACGCCGACCAAATTGTCCTGAAAAAGTATAGGTCGAGTTCTGAGCGAGTTTCTGGCTGGTGATTGACAACGATAGTTGTTTCACTTGAAACTCTCGCGCGATGGACACTGCCTTGCTGCCGGCTGATCCTGGGCCGATTGCGCGCTTGGAGTTGGTGAAGGCTGCTGATACGACTCCGAGCGTGATTTTTTCTCGGCTGACGGAAGGGGAGTCGCTGAAGGAGATAGCGAAGGCGTGGGCGGTGCCGGCGGGGCGGTTCACTGAATGGTTCACGACGCAGCACGGAGAGTTGTACGACGCGGCGCTGAAGGTGCGTGCTGATCAGTTGGCACACAAGGCGCTGGATGTGGCGAGTACGCCGCAGCCAGGGGTGACGACGAAAACGAAGGCGGACGGGTCGGTTGAAGTGACCGAGGAGGACATGCTCGGCCACAGGAAGCTATACTCAGAGACGATGCTGAAGCTCGCCGGGAAATGGGACAGGGACCGCTACGGCGATAAGACGGACGTGCGGCACTCGGGGCTGGTGCCGACGCTGACGATTGAGATTGTCGGCGTGGCGCAGGCGCCGCAGGAACGTGTGATCGAGCACGAGCCAGTGAAGAAAGAGGACGGGCTTATCTGATGGCTGTCGCTGTGCCGGGGCAGCGATTGAAGCTCGAACCGAAGCAGGGCCTGGCGTTCCAGACCGAGGCGACGGAAGTGCTGTACGGCGGTGCGGCAGGTGGGGGTAAGTCATACCTGCTGCGCGCCTCGGCGATAAGGTGGTGCGCTGAAGTACCGGGGATTCAGGTGTACATGTTCCGGCGCACGCTGCCGGATCTGCGCGATAACCACCTGCGCGGGCCGACGAGTTTTCATGCCATGCTAGAACCGTATCTGGCGACCGGACACGTGCGCTACCGGGCGGTGGAAAACGAGTTCGAGTTCTGGAACGGTGCGGTCTTGCACCTGTGCTACTGCGACAGCGAAAACGACGTGGAGAAGTACCGCGGGGCCGAAATCCACGTCCTGATAATCGACGAGTTGACGCATTTCTCAGAGTACCAGTTCAGGTTCCTGCGCTCGCGCGTTCGTATCGCAGGCCTGAAATTGCCTGAGAATTACGTAGATCGATTGCCTCGCGTCGAGGCCGGATCGAACCCTGGTTCCATCGGGCACGCATGGGTGAAACGCACGTTCATCAGCCCGAAGCCGCCGCTGGAAACGTGGCGCGCACCGCCGGAGGAGGGGGGGATGATTCGGCAGTTCATCCCGGCACGCCTCGCCGATAACCCGCACCTGAGCACAGAAGATCCGCAGTATGCCGACCGCCTGCGAGGACTCGGCGCCGATAATCTCGTGCGCGCCATGCTCGAAGGCGACTGGGACATCATCGCAGGGCAAGCCTTCGAGAAACTGCGCCGAGATATTCACTGCATAGAGCCGTTCGAGCCGCCAGCGGACTGGATGTGTTTCGGCAGTTTCGACTGGGGCTCCACGAGGCCATTCAGTTTCGGGTTGTGGGCGGTAGCCAACGGAAACGCGCTGCCCGATGGCCGTCTGTACAGGCGCGGGGCCATCATCCGTTGGTCTGAAATTTACGGTTGGAACGGCAAGCCGAACGAAGGCATGCGCAGGGAAGCAGATGACGTTGCCGACATGATCCGTCAGCGCGTCGGCGGCAGGAAACTCACCTACATCGCTGCCGATCCTTCCATGTGGAAGGTCGATGGCTCGCCGTCCATCGCCGAGAACATGCTGCGCAAGGGCGTGGTGCTGCGTAAGGCAGACAACGCGCGCCTAGTGGGCTACGTACAGGTGCGCCAACGCATTGCCGGAGACGAGGACGGCCCGATGCTCTACGCAACGAAGAACTGCCACGACGGGTTCTGGCGCACGCTGCCGGATCTGGTGATGGACGAGCGAAAAGTCGAGGACGTGGACACCGATCAGGAAGACCACGCCTATGACGACACACGCTACGCCTGTCAGTCGCGTCCGTGGATGTCCGTAGTCAAGGAAAAGAAAGCGCCCGTGGACCGTTGGATGAAACGATTTGAGGCGAGCGGTACGAACGACGAAACCTACAGGACGGTCTGATGGCAACCAAAAAATCCGGCAAGGCAAAACAGTCCTTCGCGCTTCCTCCAGGCGCTAAGCCCTCAGAAGTAGAGGACACCGAACACGGGATGCTCGTTCGCTACGTAAACGACGCGGACGATGCTTCGTTGCACACGCGCGAACTGTCGGAGAAATCGCGCAACTACTACGACTCCGTGCAATGGACCGACGCTGAAGTTGCGAAGCTGAAGCAGCAGAAACAGGCCGCCACGGTCATCAACCGCATCAAGCCGAAGATCGACGGCCTGATGGGCATGGAGCACGCGAACCGCACGACCGCGAAGGCCCAGCCCAGAACGCCAAAGCACACGAAAGGCGCGCAGGCCGCAACAGAAGCCGTGCGCTTCGTCCTGCAGGACAACATGTACGCGCAGCATCGCTCTGATGCCTGGGAGAACCTGGCCATCGAGGGCACCGGCGGCATCGAGTGCGTGGTGAAGCCGAAAAAGGGCGAGGACGGATTCAGGATCATCGTTCGCCAGATCATGTGGGACAGGCTGATCTACGACCCACATTCGAGGAGAAAGGATTTCTCGGACGCCAAGTACCTCGGCCAGGTGGTGTGGATGGACTACGAGGACGCGCTCGCCATGTACCCAGATGCCGAGGACGTGCTGGAGTCCATGCAGGCGGGATCGCGCACCTACGACGACAAGCCGCGCTGGATGGACACCGCCCGCAAGCGCGTGAAGATCGTAGAGTTGTACTACCGCAAGGACGACGGCGACTGGTGGTATTCCTGCTTCACGCTCGGGGGCTATTGCAAGAAACCCATGAAGTCGCCTTACGTCAATGAGGAGGGCGAGTCGGAGCACTGCTACGAATTCGCATCGCTATTCGTGGACCGCGATGGCGGGCGCTACGGCGCTGTAAAGCAGTTGCTGGACGTACAGGACGAGATCAACAAGCGCCGCTCGAAAGCGCTGCATTTGATGAGCGTCCGGCAGACATTCGGCACGAAGGGCTCGGTCGAGGACGTGAACAAGGCTCGGCAGGAACTGGCGAAGCCTGACGGGCACGTTGAGTTCGCCTACGGCGAATTTGGCAAAGATTTCGGCATCCTGCCGACCGGCGACATGGCGCAGGCGCAGTTCAACCTGCTGACCGAGGCGAAGATGGAGATCGACTCGGTTGGGGCGAATGCCGCGACGATGGGCAAGGACAAGACAGTGCAATCGGGTGTTGCTCTGCGCCAGCGCGCGCTCACCGGGCAGACTGAACTAGCGCCGATGTTCGACGCGCTAAAGCACCTGGATCATCGCGTGTATCGGAAAATCTGGAACAGAATCAAGCAATACTGGAAAGAGGAGATGTGGCTTCGCGTCACCGATGACGAGCAGAACCTGAAGTTCGTCGGTCTGAACCGCAAGATGACCAAGGGCGAGGTTGTGCTGGAGGGCGCGCAGGAGCAAAAACTGCCGCCGGAGGCACTGGCCGCACTGCAGCAGCGCGTGGCGATGGACCCAACGATGCAGGAACCTGCCGAGATGCAGAACGACATCGTGCATCTGGACGTGGACATCATCATGTCGGACGTGCCGGACACCGTGACGCAGGAGGTCGAGGACTTTCAGGCGATGGCAGAGATGGTGAAGTCCGGCTTCCCGCTGCCGCCGAAGGCGGTCATCATGTCATCGCCGCTGTCGAACAAGGAGCAGATCCTGAAGATGATGGACGAGGCGCCGCAGGTGTCGCCGGAACACCAGAAGCAGATGGAACAGATGCAGGAACAGGCGCAAAAACTCGCGGAGGAAAACCAGCAACTAAAGGCCGATCAGTCAACGGAGCAGGCGAAGCTGCAACTCTCGGCGCAAGAAGGGCAGGCGAAACTATCGCAGCGCCAAGCCGAGATTCAGGCAGAGATAGAACTTACGCGCGTGAAGCAGGAAGGCGAGGCGGCGCTCGCCCGCGCCAAGGCCGAGGCTGACTTCGAGCTTCGCCGGTGGATAGCGGAACAGGACATGGCGCTCGCGCAGATGAAGTGCGACAACGATGCGCAGATCAGCCAGAAGAAGATGGCGATGGACGAGCAGCGCATGGGCATGGAGCTTTCGACGCGAGCAAAGGCAGAAGAAGCGCCCCTGCTTGAGAACGCGATGCCGAAGTTCGTCGATGCGCTGGGGCAAATAACCGAGACGTTCGCGCAAGCACTTGGCGACCAGAATAAGGCGCTCACCGCTATGGCGCAGGCCATGAGCCAGCCTAAGCGCGTGTCGCTGGAGGGCATCAAACGCAACGAGGACGGCATGCTCACCGGGGCCTCGGCGACAGTGCAATGAAATTATGGAGAAAACTGGAAACCATCAAAGAGGCTATCCGCCGAGCACACATTGTTGGCGCACTGTTCCCACCACCCGAAAGGAAATCAGATGAAAACAGTTCTTCTTGGCCTGCTCGCGGCAATCGCGTTTCCGGCAATGGCCCAGACCGTGGGGCCGACCGAGGCGCTGCTGGAGTGGGACTACGCAACCAGCAACGTGACGTTCATCGTGGAGAGGAAGTCTGAGGCGTGCAGCCCGACAGGGGACTGGGAAGAAGTGGCTACGCTTCCGGGAACGGCCCGCTCGCGGCTGGAAATCAGTCTGACTCCCGGCACGAGCTATTGCTGGCGGCTCTACGCGCAGAATGCCGTGGGGAGGTCGGCTCCTAGCGCTATGGTGGGAAAGTCGATCCAGGCCCTGCCGAGCGCCCCGACAAACGTGCGCGTGCAGTAGGCATGTTCATTGCAGCGCTGATCGCATTCATCCTGATGCTCCTGGGGATCTGAGATGACCGCAGCATTCGCAAACGCGACGGAGATCATCGCCACAACCGATGCTGCGACGATA